TTCTTTTATTCATAAAGTAAATTCCCAAAATGTTGGGGTAAAACCGAGGTACGGAGATGGTATTCGGGAGAGGGTTCGGACATAGAAGGCGGGAGAGCACGAACAAGTGATTTTCCCACGAAGATGATTTTTTATTTTTAGCGACAACGACTATGAGCAATATCCAACGGGTGAAACTGCCACCCACTAAGCCTGACTCGTGCGCCAAGTGTCCGCTGCTGGGACTGGTGCCGAAGAGTGCGGACAAACCGCGATACTCGAAGAAGAGCCACCTGTGCATCGGACTACAGAAGGCGATGACCGAGGACAAGGCGAACAAGCGCGAGAGCGAATTCACCGACCCGAAGCACCCGTTGCAGCGTCCGTGCGATTTGCATTGGGACCGATGGATGACTTACCCTCATCAGATTATCAAGGTGAACAAGGCTCTCTACCGCGACAGCCGCGACCCCTATCTGGAAACCCGACAATACACGATTGATTTCGACGATTAAGCGATATGAAACAGGAAGAATTTGAAGCAAAAGCAAAAAGCGCATCAAAGGAGATGCTGAAGAAGAAGGCACCGACGCGACCCGACACGCAGTTTGTGAAGGGTGCGCTTTGGGCGTGGGAGCTGCTGACCCAGGGGCGCACGGTGGCCGACTATGAGGAGCAGTTGCGGAGCGACGTGTGTGCCCGCTTCAACACCAAGGAGCCTGAGCAGTGGCAGGAGTTGCTCATCAGCGAGACCGCCACGATGATGGCCGACCGCGACGGGATGCAACAGGACATATTGACGGAGGGCCGGCTGCTGGAGAAGTTCGACAAGAACATGAACCCCTACAAGGAGAGCAACCCGCTGTATGTTCACCTGAAGGAGTTGCAACGCTCCATCGGTATGCAGCGCGAGCACCTGGGGCTGACGAACAAGTCGAGCAAGAAGATGGAGAGCCCCAAGACCCACGACGTGAAAGATGATCCGCTGGGAGAGTACTTTGAGGGGATAAGATAGACCACGAAGGCCGAAGGGCTCGCGAGCGATAGCGAGAAGGTTTAGCTCGACGGGCCGATAGGCGAAAGTCAACGAAGTGGCAATTTAACGAATTAAACGAATTAGGAAAGCGTATGAAACTGACATTGAACTATTGCACGATTAACGACGTGATGATGGTTGACCCCAAGAAGGGCGACGACCAAAAGAAGAACCGCAAGGTGATTCTCCACGTCGATGAAGAGGATTTCTTCGACATGCTCGACAGCGTGAACCCGAAGAACATTGTGAAGTACCTCGACATGCGAAAGATTAACCACCGCGACCCGATACAGATAAACGTAACGGAGAACAAGGTGCGACTCTCTGGTAAGGCATCGCCCGAAGCCGACAAGGTAAGGCACGGCCTATACAATGCGAATCAGCGCAACCGCAAGAAACTGAATCGAGCATTGGAACTGTTGGACTCAATCAAAACGACCGAAAGACTATGAAAGTACCACCAATCAAAGAAGATGAGAGCCTCGCCATGTGGCGTGAGCGTCTGGCACGGGAGTTCAATCTGGACTACAAGATGCAAGAACTGATTCGAGAGGTGAGCGTGACATCCTACATTCGTGGTACGGACGTGATGCTCGACACGCTAAAGAAATAAGGCAAAATACGATAACACTATGGCAAAAGAAACGGAACAACAGACAATGGAGGAATATCTGCTCAGTCAGTTAGAAACTCCAGTTAAATTGAAAGACGGTAGCATCGCAACGAAGGAGGATGGTACACCAATGACCAAGCAGGAGGCCATCGCAACGAACATCCTGAATCAGGCGATGAAGGGCGACGTGAAGGCCGCTGCCTACATTCAGAACCTACAAATGAGGGCAAAAATAATGAAGAAAAAGTAACGTATGGAACAGGAGAAACAGATCCACACCGAGGTCGTTGACATCGACGACCTCATTCAGGACGACCACAACTTCAACAAGGGCACCGAGGCTGGTGCGGAGTTGTTGGAGCGCAGCTTCCGCGAATGTGGCGCGGGTCGCTCGGTGCTGATTGACAAGGACAACCGACTGGTGGGCGGCAACAAGGCGCAGAAGGGCTTCAAGGCTGCGGGCAAGAAGAAGGTGATCATCGTCGATTCGGATGCCGACACGCTGGTGGCGGTACGACGCAAGGACGTTAGTCTCGACTCTGCCGAGGGCCGCAAGATGGCGTATCTGGACATTCGAGCCCCCTTTACGCAAGGGGGCGGCTTACGCAGGGGTTGCGGCATCGCTGCATGATACTTTTTCTTCTTGAACACGAATTACACGAATGACACGAATTATGGCACTACCGAAAGCAAGTGACATCCTTTCGCCACCATTAAGGGCAACGATACGAGGCGAAGATATACGCATCTGTATCGAGCGAACCGAAAGGCGACGGCGAGAGATTGAAGAAAGATTAAGAGAACAAGAAGCCGCAAGGCAAGTATTATTAAACAAAATTCAAAGGAACTATGAAGAAGATTTATCGAGTTCTGGCAGTAGCTCTCATAAGCATTGCATTAGTATCAATCGCATTTACGACTTGTTGCACCGTTGTGGACTCTGGCGAAGTGGGCATCATGTTCCATAAGTGGAGCGCATCGGAGCAGGACTACGGTGGAGTGGAAGGAACGTGCAAAGGTTGGGTGTTCTACAACCCCATCACGACGGACGTGTTCACCTATCCGACATTCACGCAGCGCAAGCAGTACGAGACTATCAAGGTGAACGCAAAGGACGCTTCGCTTTTCGAGATGGACCCGACGATTGCCTACCGCATCAATCCTGAGAAGGCTTGCGACATCTTCACCAAGTACCGCGTGGGCATCAAGGAACTGGAAGACGGGTACATTCGCACTTGCATCTACGAGGCTTACAGAACGTGTGCGAACCAGTACACATCGGACTCGCTGATGTCGAACCGCGCCAACTTCGAGCGCGACGTGCGTCAGCGTCTGGAGAAGTCGCTGCTGGCTGAGGGCTTTGTGGTCGAGGAGTTCACGTCGAAGATTAACCCTCCGAAGTCGTTGGAAACGATGATTGACGCAAAGAACGCTGCCATCCAGTCGGCTCTGAAGGCTGAGAACGAGGTGAAGGAGGCCGAGGCAAACGCAAAGATAGCCGTAGCCAAGGCAGAAGGTAACGCCAAGGCCATGAAGATTAAGGCCGACGCTGAAGCCTACTACAACCGCACCATCGCGGCAAGCCTCTCGCCCATGATTGTGCAAGAGGACATGATCGAGAAGTGGGACGGCAAGATGCCGCAGATTGTCGGTGGCAACGGCATGATTATGGATATTTCTAAGATTATGAACAAATGATTACGGGAATTTGGCTCTATTGGGTATGGGTGCTATTGGCACTCATACTCGATTACGTGATTCTGAATTGCGTATATTATCGTGACGAGAATACGCACGAGAAGACCGACAAGCAAGCGGAATATCCTGCGTGGATGTGGCTTGTGTTCGTGGTCTATCCCTTCGTGCCGGTGATTAACGTCGTTGGCTTCGTGTTCCTTCTGCTGATGATGTCAACAGCCGAGAAGCAACAAGATATGTATCTGCGTGGCCGTTTCTTCGAGGATGTGAAGCGAAAAGAGAAATCGGAAGAGGGTGCTCAGTAGGCATCCTCTTTCCCATAAAAACGACAAATCATGTTTGAGAAAGTGAAACAAGCCATCCACGTAGGCCGTCACGTCACCGACCTGATGCGCCTGCCCTGCGTCTATTCGTGCCACAAAGAAGCCGACGGCACGCTGTGCTATCTGCTCTACGACTGGGACGAGCAAGGGCAGAACGTCAAGGCTCACGAAGGCCAGTGGCTCTGCGAGGGCTACGACGGCAAATGGACGGTGACGGACAAGCCCCCTGCGTTATCGGAGAATTAAGCAGACTGAAACCTGCTTATTTCTCCATTTATTTACACATTAAGCGAAAAACACCCGAAAATCGGGCTTATTTTATTTCAATAATCAAAATTAAAAGGAACTATGAAAGAAGACCCAAGAGCAAACATTGAAGTTAGATTGGAAATCCCCGCCGTAAATTATATGGCAGCTGCCCAAATGATTATGTCGCAGTATAGCGAAGTAGTTAAAACGGCAATGAAAGAAATCCAGGAAGACTTGATGTTTAACAAGACATTCCAAGAGGAAGTAAAGAATGCAGTCAAAGGAAGACTATACGATGCTGTGCAAAAAGCTATCAAGTCAGCAGCGGAGAGAGTTGTATTGCAAACCTTTATGGATAGAAATGCCAACACTAATATAGAAAAGTTCATCACCGATTCTATTATGGAAGCATTAAAGGAAAATCAAACAGACAACGAAAAGCCATGATACGAGGCGAGAACTTCAAGATAATGGTCGGCGGTCAAGTCGTAGGAATGGCGAAAGAAGCAAAGTTCTCCATTGCTGAAGACGATGCCGGCACGAAGGAATTTTCAGACCCTTGGCGCACACCCGACATCAGGCAGTCGTGGGACATATCCTGCGACGCAATGGTTCGGGACGCGGGCGACATGTTGCGTGACCTGCTGAACGGCAAAGAGAAGTGGGACGTTACCATCGGGCAAGAGGTCGGCAAATTGCCTCGCAAGATGAAGAAGGCTTTGCACTCCAAGCGCATGTCGAAGTGGAAGCGCAAGGTGGCATCGTACATCAATCGTCGGCAGATTCGCATCCGTGACGCTGAAATGGTCGTCACTCCTGACCAGCTCGACACGCTGAAGGCTACAATCAGCGGCGGCACAATCGAACACGGCTGCGTCGTATCGGG